CTAAGTTCACTCCTTTGTATTTGCCTGTGAGAGAAATGAAGCGGTTAATGTTTAAGAGGATCTTCGGCACAGGATCATCGGGTGGCACTAATAGCGAAGGGCAGAAACTGCCGACAAAGCCATACAGTACAACTCCGATCTATGTAAGTCCAAGATCACTAAGAAACGCACCATCTAAATTTAAGAAAGGCAAGACGGGCAACCCGATTGAATCATTATACTTTCCTAATGGCTATGCTCAGATCAAATCTGAAACATCAGCCAAGCTACCATTGGAACTAACGGGCAGATTGAAAGGTGGATTCTTGAACGAGGAAGTTATTACCGAAGGACTGGAGGCTGCCATTGCTTTGCCTGCATCAGAATCGGGAAAGGTGGATGGGCTTGAAGCGAAGTATGGGATCATCTTTCAACCAACTGCATTTGAGCAAGAGGCGATGCTTGAAGAACACGCCATCTTAATTGCAGAACAAATCACAAACGCAATGAATAAACAATGAATCTACTCTCCACAATTATCGAACGGCTTAACCAACGAGTTGAGGCTGGCAATATCTTCGATCAGATCTACGGGCTTTGTGAATTGTCTGCTGACGGAAACGACAAAGCGTGGATTCACTACATCGGAAATGGGCAGGCTATTCCTATTACAAACTTTGATGCGAAGCAAGGTACAATCTTCTGGGCGAAGCGTGGCAAAATAAGCGTTTCTAAGAACGAATCAATAAAGTTGGCAGGGTGTAAGGCACTCTATGAAACTAAGTTCACTCTGAGTGCTTATGCGGTGGTTAGAAAGGATAATCTGCCTTGTGATTCTGCCGATGCTCAGGATTGGATTGCATCCAGAGTGCTGCGATTGGTATCAGGTACTGATCCGCAATTCAAGACAGCTATCGGAGTTGTGGCTTATGAGGTAGTGCCGAATGGATACGTTAATGAGATCAAGAGCCTGACTGCCAATTATGAGTGGGCTTGCGTGAGCATTGATATTGATGTTAATGTGCTGACTTCATCCGAAGATGGCTGCTATGATACTTGCGCCACTGGCGATATTCCACTGCCTGACTTCTTGCCTTGCACACCTTGCTTAACTGAGGTTGCTGTTGATGGCATTACCATTATCGGAAACGGTACGGTAGGAGATCCACTGATCGCCATTGGTGGCGGTGGTGGCGGTGGTGCTTTGATTGCCCTGCCATTTACCACAGATCACTTGGCTGCTACGGGCAATGCTTATGCGATTGGTAACATCGTTTGGTATCTTGGGAATGTTTACCGCTGCATCGCTGCGAATGATTCTATCCTTCCAACAAATGCAACTTATTGGGTTAATCTTGGCGTGGGCTTTCCAACTGTGCAGCAGCCATCAGATTGGAACTCATCAAGTGGCAATAATCAGATCCTAAACAAGCCAACGATTCCAGCAGCACAAGTAAATTCTGATTGGAATGCTGTTAGCGGAGTGGCTGAGATCCTAAACAAGCCGACCATCCCCATTTTACCTTCTACTATTGTGGAATCAGTAACGGCAACAGCACCATTAACATCTTCGGGCGGTGCAAATCCTGATATTGCAATACCTCAAGCAACGGGATCTGCTGACGGCTATTTAGATAGTGGTGATTGGACAACTTTTAACGGCAAGTTCGATGTGCCAACGGGGAGCAACACTGACTATCTTGATGGAACGGGCGCACCTCAACCATTCCCGACAATTCCAACTGGTACTGTAACATCGGTTGCGTCAACTGTGCCGAACCCGACAAACCCTGCATTCAGCGTTGCAGTGCCTAACCCAACCACAACGCCAAGCATTGACATAACTGCCAATGGACTTGTTAGCCAGTACGTTCGAGGTGATGGTTCTTTGGCAAACTTCCCTTTGGGCGGTGGCGGTGGCGCATCGGTGAACTATTACCTCAACGGCTCAATAAGTCAAGGCACGATTGGAGGTAATGCCTACTTTCAAATGAGCCGAGTTCCAGTTCTTGGAGCTGGCACGAACTTCACACGCACGAACGCGCAAGGCAATGGCTACATTGCTCAATTCATAACGGATGCAGGCGATCCAAATCTATTGGCAATCCCTTCAGGAAATTGGAACTTTGAAACCTACTTTAACGCATCAAGTGGCGGTGGCAATCCGAGCTTTTACATGGAGCTGTACAAGTACGATGGCGCAACCTTTACGTTAATCTCATCAGGTTCTACAAACCCCGAAGCCATTACAGGTGGCACGGTGGTCGATTTGTACGTTAGTGCGCTTGCAGTACCTTCGACAGTATTGGCTGCAACTGATAGGCTCGCAGTACGCATTTTCGTAACTACATCGGGGCGTAACATTACCTTGCATACCGAGGATAATAACCTTTGTGAAGTAATCACAACCTTCACCACAGGGCTTAGCGCATTGAACGGCTTGACAGCTCAAGTGCAAAACTTCGCAACGGGTACGACTGGCACTGACTTCGGCATTAGCTCAGCAAGCAGCACTCACACCTTTAACCTACCAACCGCATCGGCATCCAATAGAGGGGCTTTAAGTAGTGGGGATTGGTCAACATTCAACGGCAAGTTTAACACGCCATCAGGCACGACTTCTCAATATGTGCGAGGCGATGGATCGCTGGCAACCTTTCCAACTGTGCCATTGATCTACAAGGATGTAAACAATCAAACGGCAGTTACGGGAGTAACGACTAACACAAAAGTTGTAGGTGTGCTGATCGCTGCCAATACGATCACAGTTGGCGCAATCGTAGAGATTAAGGCAAGGATGACTAAGCCTGCTGGAAATGGATTGATGACCTTGCGAGTTTATGCTAATACCGCTGATTCGATTGTAAGTCCTGCGCCAACATTATTGATGACTGCTGCTTCAGGTAACGTGAATCAGAACTATACGGGTATTGATAGAACTGCGCTTATTAAATCTTCAACGGTAACTCAGACTGCAAGTGCAACATCTTCGGTATTAACTGATGCTTCAACATTTCAGGGAGTTGTAACCAACTCAAATGTTGATTGGACGGTTAATCAATACATTATCTTTGCCATCCAGAACGGTAGTGCTGCTGATGCAACCACGCTATCTTACTACGAAATTCAAATCAAATGATCGACATAACGATTGATGCAAGTCAACTATCCTATACTTCATCAGTGATTGGTGAAGTAGCTACTAACTATGATCGCATTGAGATTGACTTTGTTGATGCTAAGTCGATGCACGTGCCAACGGATCAGGGAGTATGGCTGATTAACTTGGAACAGTATAGCTTTAACGGCAATCAATTTGATGATGCTATTGAGGCGATTACCTATCTTAATTCTTTGTAATTTTGTAAAAAACTAAAGCACTATGGCAGGCATTAAAGTTACCGATCTTCCCGTATTAGGAGCAGCAGCACCTGATGATGTGATCTATATTGTTGACACCTCAACGAACACCTCTAAGCAGATTGCTGTTGAGGATATTGTGGGCGGTATTCCCGACATCGAAAGTGGTGCTTGGAATCCAACAGCGACTAATACAGGAGGCACGAATCCAATAGTTACACCATCACGTGGTAACTATTCTCGTGTTGGCAGTGTTGTAACTTGCTCATTGTTTTTTCAAGTTGACATGGATGCTGCCGAATCTTCTGCACAGTTTACATTAGATTTGCCTATTGCATCGAATTTTACAAATGCTAAAGATGCCTTTGGTATTATTTCTTATACTGGCATTGGTGATGGTGAGTTTCAAGCTTATGCTATCTCAGCAGATGTTGCAGGAAATCAAATTCAAATGCAAGTTGTATCATTAACTAATGGCACAACATTTCAATACCTACAAGCCATCCTTCAATATGTAATCATCTAATGCGCTCAACATCCATCAACGGCTTGAAGATCATCAAGACTTATGAGGGGCTTAGGCTATCGGCTTACCTCTGCCCAGCAAAGGTGGCAACGATTGGCTACGGCAGCACTCGCTATCCTGATGGGCGCAAGGTGTTGATGGGTGAGAAGTTGGTCAATGAGGCAATGGCAACGCAACTGCTTCTCGCTACTTTAGAGCCTTTTGAATCGGTTGTAAACAAGAGCCTGCCAAACCTTAACCAATATCAATTCGATGCGTTGGTGAGCCTGTGCTACAATATTGGAGGCTCTGCATTTGGGCGATCAACATTGGTCAGGAAGGCAAAGGTTAACCCGAATGATCCAAGCATCCTCGATGAGTTTATGCGATGGAATAAAGCAGGGGGCAATGTTCTGCAAGGGTTGACCACAAGACGGGCAGCAGAGGCGAAGTTATACTTCACACCTTGTAAAGTTTAGTGGCTTATTAGCGGAACTTCATCTGCTGCATTTCGTAAATTGAACTATGGCAGCAAGGATTACTAAGTCAAAAAAGATATTCAACATCATCATCAAGCACTGGCGTTCAACCATCGGCTCGCTGATGATCTTAGTATCAATTTACTTATTGATCTTTAAGGTCATTTCCACCGAAACAATGGCAGCGATAGTGGCTGCATTGATTGCAGCAGGGTACATTCCAAAAGCTAAGAGCGATGAAGCAGCAAGTGATTAGAGATACGACATACAAAGTTAGTTCAAGAGTGATCCATATTGATACAGCCGTATCGGTTGGAACTCTGGCAGTAGTTGACACGCCCATCACTTCTGTTGAGGTGTTAGAGGTTAAAGCACCAGCGATCAAGCCACAGCTAACGGCATTCGATACTATTCAACCTTGTGATCAGGCTT